CCAGGCAACCCATCATTGTTCCATATTGTACCAGTAGCAGTACTGCTGATAGTAACAATACCACAGTAAGGACTAGTGTTAATTAGAATATTGTTCCCCTCAACCACAGAGGTAACAATACCTGTTAGTTTATTACCTGATCCAAAATACTCACCTGTTACAGTAACTCCAAGAGCCACAGTTTCCAAACGTTTCGTTCCATTTTGGAACAGCTCTACACTACCGCCTGGTTTAAAGTTTGCTAACTGGTTGGCATTGGTATCAGTAAGTTTTATGTCTGAATCTGATACTAATTTGAACGCAGTTCCATCATATGTTATATGTGCATCATCAGCATCTCCAAAGTTTGCTTTGAGAGTTGCTGGTATCTTTAATCCACCAGCAGATGCCTTGGTAATCTGTATATTACCATAGACTTCAAGAGCTTGAGTTGCTGTGGTGGTTCCAATACCAACATTAGATGATGTATTAATACCAGTGTCATTTTTTGTAAAATATCCAGTTCCAAAACCAGCAACACCACCAGCAAAATCAATCGCAACATTAGTTATACCTGTGATCTTACCTTGATTATTGACATTAATCTGTGGAACTGTTGTAGCGGAAGCATATGTTCCGTTACTTGCACCAGTCAAATTAGTCATTGCACCAGCATTACCATAAAATTCTGATGCGGTTATAATACCAGTGGTGTTTACACTAGAATCACCTTGTAATGTGACAGCTGCATCTGCAAGACTGGCCTTAGGAGCAGTAACCTGTGCAGAGTATGATAGTACAGACCAGTTACCATCTCCTACACCAACAATCCAGTCACCAGAATATACACTAGAGATGCCTGGGTTAGAGTAGGTTGCAATACCAACATCAGCACCACCTTTTGCGACAATAAAATAGTCACCTGTTGTGATACCAGATGACGCAAGAGTTTGTCCTATACCTGTATATGCTCTTCCTTGTCCAACAACTGTTAATGTAGTAACAACACCTAGAACTGCGTCATAAAATCCAACAATGTTTAGGTTTGTACCAAGAGCATTGATCTGTGATTGTAGAACAGCAGATCCAACAGCAGTTGCAATACCAGTAAGTCCTGATCCATCACCTTGAAAGGAAGTCGCAGTGATAATACCACCAGCAACGAATCCAGACGCACCAACTACATCTGTAGTAAATCCAACGTCATTTGTAAACGTCGATAATACAGATGGTTTGTTCGCAAGATTATTATAGTTTAGATAGTATGATGGTGCTTGACCATTGAGATTCAGAGAGTTAGTCGAAATCCCAGCAGTAAGTGCAAAACCAGTAGTATTTGGAGCATTAAGATTTACACCATTACCAATGGAATTGTAAATCTCATTAAAGTTTGCATTAACTTTTAACGCACCTTGTCTAAGGGTGTCGCCTGTTCCGTCATTACTAGATTGCCCAGCATTTATTAACTGTTTAGACATTCTCCGAAGCTAGGACTACTACTTTATAAAGTATTTAGACTATAGTTTAAATCCACTAAATGTATTTTTCTTCATGTCTTGTTTAATTCCACCAACAACATAAGATTCCACCTCTGTCTCCTGTGGTGCAACCTGTAATCCCTTAGAAGAGATCCAATGTTGTGTCCAAGGCAAAGGATTATTCCTTAATGGTTGATCATAGATAGGATCAAATCCAAGGGCTTTCATTCTCTTGTTAGCAATCCACTCAACATACTGATTGAGTAATTTATCATTCAAACCTATCATAGAACCACCACTGAATAGGTATTCAGCCCATTCTTTCTCTTCATCAACAGCGTTTTTAAACATAGATATAACATTATTTTTTTCTTCATCAGCGATCTGTTTCATTTCTGGATCATCGCCATTCATCCAGTTTTTCATTATGTTTTGTGTAAGAACTAGGTGTTGGTTTTCGTCTCTTGAGATAAGAGATATAATTTTTGCCGATCCTTCCATAAGCTTAAGTTCGCCAAATGCAAACGAGCAAGCGAAGGAGACATAGAACCTAATTCCTTCCAGAATGTTGACATTGGCAACGGCTCTGTAGAGTTTTCTTTTGAGTTCATTTAATGAGTGGTCTTTTGCTTGTGTGTTTTCCCATCCATCTTTCCACAGGTTACTTTGATCCCATTGGTGGGCCTCATTTATAAATTCATCGTATGCCCGAGTTACTGAATTTGCTCGGTCTAAAATTCTTTCATCGTTGAGAATGGTATCAAATACTTCGGATGGGTCTGGATACACATTCTTGATAATATATGTATAGGATTTGGAATGTATCATCTCCATAAACTGCCATACATTCATAGCAGATTCTAACTCAGGCAAAGCACAGTAAGGTGTGAAAGCCATTCCAGGCCCACGACCTTGAACTGAATCTAAAAGAATCTGATATTTTAGGTTCGAGGTGAAGATATGTTTCTGCTCAGGTCTCAGTGATTGATAGTCAGACCTATCTTTCTGTAGTGAAACCTCCTCTGGCCTCCAAAAATATCCAAGCATTTGAGTAGTAAGTCTATCAAATACTGGATACTTAAATGCATCATACCTTTGTACACCTAATGGCTGACCAAAAAACATTGGTTGTTTCTTAGTATCGACTTCTTCTTTATTGAAGACGGTCATGCCGTCAGGTTTAGATGGTGCAAGAGTCACACTCTACCTCCTCTGATAATTCTGTGAATAGTTTTTCTAATTGTGGTTTCACTTCTTCTACATCATCTGGTTCGTCACTCTTCATATCATATGTGTTCTGATAGTATGAGGTTTTCCAACCATATTTGTATGTGGTAAGAAAATCCTGTGCCATAACAGAAATAGGCACTTCGTTGTCTGGATAATTTTTAGGGTTATAACTCCAGTTTCCACTGATGGCCTGATCAAAGAACTTCTGCATTACTGCAACTACTTTGATATATCCAGCATTACTCTCCATATCCCAAAGAAGAGTATAATTATTCTTCAAGGTATTGTATGATGGAACAATTTGCTTAAGAGGCCCTTTTTTGGACTTCTTAATGGACAGGTAATCTCTAGGTGGCTCGATTCCGTTTGTGGCATTAGACACAATGGAACTGCTCTCCGATGGCATCTGTGCGGACAGTGTTGAGTGCCTGAGACCGTGTTCCATGATAGATGTTCTAAGAGATTCCCAATCATGTGCTAGACCTACCTGTGTAATTTCATCTACATCGCTCTTATATGTATCAATTGGAAGTATTCCATCGGAGTATTTTGTACTATAAAAGTCAGCACATGCACCTTTCTCTTTTGCTATCTGGTTAGAGGATTTCAACAAGTAATACTGGAATGATTCAGTAAGTTTATGTACCGCATCCCAGGCGTCTTGTGAGTCATATTTCCACCCATGCTTAGCAAGATAATGAGCAAGACCAATGTAACCCACTCCAAGGGATCTACGACCCAATGTGGCTAATTCAGCAGCCTTTACAGGATAATCTTGGTAGTCAATCAACTCCTCTAGAGATCTCACAGAGAGGTCACAGAGGTCTTCTAACTCCTCCAACTTAGTCAACTTACCTACATTGATTGCAGATAGGATACAGAGTGCAATCTCACCGTCTATGGCATCAATATGATTGATAGGTTCTGTAGGAAGAGTGATCTCTTGACAGAGATTACTCATACTTACCTTGTCCTTAAAGGATGAGTGATCATTACAGTGGTCAATATTCATAATGTAAATACGACCTGTCTCTGATCTCTCCTTAAGGAGATCCATTATCAGTTCCTGAGCTCCGATTGTGGTTCTGGGGATTGATTCATCCAGTTCGTAACGGCAATATAACTCATCAAAGTCAGGGGTGCCAAAACTCTCAAACAAGTTAGGAACATTATGGGGAGAAAAAAGCGAGATTTCCTTATCTTCGATAAACCTTTCATAAAAGAGTTTTGAGATTTGGATTGAGTAGTCAAGTTTTCTGACACGATTGTCCTCCGTTCCTTTGTTGTTCTTTAATACTAAAATGTCTTTTATTTCTTGGTGCCAGATTGGGAAGTGGACAGTCGCTGATCCACCACGGATGCCATTTTGAGTGCAACATCTGACAGTTGCTTCAAACTTTTTGAGGAACGGGACAACGCCTGTGTGTTGAACTTCACCACCCCTGATTTTACTGTTGATCCCACGGATGCGGCCTGCGTTGATACCGATGCCAGCCCTTTGTGCGACATAACG